TGTACCTTAGTTGCCATTCTTCTGTGCTTTCTCGAAAGTTTCTACATCGTTGACCGCAGATCGGATAGTCTCTGCGTAGTTGAGAGCCTGCTGCTTGGTCATAGCGATAGTGGTTTCGCATTTGACGTAACCTTTGGTCCAAACGGTCCAGGTCAACTTCAAGCGGGTAATAAGTCCGTTAAAGATATCCTTTAGAGTCCAGTCTAATTCTTGTAGATAAGGATTATCGATATCGTAACGCTTCTTGACGGATTCTGTCCAATAGTCTGTCTTTACTCGTACATAGGTGTTAACATTGACATTGGGTTCTTCTGCTTCGACTTCAAAATCAAGATCGTGATCGTGGCTACCACACTGACAAGCGACCTTATAAAATTTAGCGTTGCCATAATCGCCTACCTTCATGATGCCTTCTGCTGGAGTTTGTGCGTTCATTAGTGATAGTTCCCCTGTTCTGGTGTTAGTGTTTTTACTCGATCTCTCATGCGCCCAATATCGTCAACCATTTTATTATAATCCTCGTCGTCTAGGACGGTCTTGTATAATGTCATAGCATGTGCTACGAGCACCGCAGCCACTTCTATAGGATCATGTTTTTCCAATTTCTGTGCATGAATCATCCAATAATCCTGATACAGACGTTCAAGCCCATCGTTTGAATCGTTCATTTATCTTCTCCCTTTTAATTTCTTGTTGCCGGCGATGCCGCCACTCTCGGCGCAGCCACCACTTGAATCTTCGAAAGTATTCCTGCTCAGTAAGCCGAACACCAACTGAATACGTCTGACGCTCCTCGCAGTTTTCGAGCCAGAGATTATGTACCCAATTTCGGAAAGACATCATCGTTTTAGGGTTACGAAATACATGATATAGAACAACCCTATAAGGAGAGATATACCCGTCGCACCCCCGGCCTTGAACAAGATGATCAAAAAACAGGCCACTAGAAATACCAACCAGCGATTTTCAATGGGCTCGAAATTATCCTCTAGCCAATCAAAGGCTGATTGGATCTTATTGAAAATGATTTTTAGGTCCACAGACTTTCTCTTATTTTGATTAATCGGATCATCATTTCTTCATCTTCTTTAGCATATTGTAATTCCAACTCTTGTGATTTGTCAAGAGCGGTTTTACACATCTCCGCTTCTTCAGGAGTCTTATCTTCCATATCGAGAAACTTATAACCTTTTTCACGGCGCATTTCGCAGTAGGCAGTCCATCCTGAAGCATCGTGGACATCTGGACGATTTGGATAGACTTCTTTCCACCAAGTATAAAGTTCTAGAATTTCTTTGGCTGCTTTGGCCTGATAGGTAGGTTCTGCTAGATGCTTCTCATCTTCGTCTAAGAATTCTTCGTTAGTCAGTGTCATAGCCCACTTCAAGTGATCGACGCCTGCTTCTGAACAGCGCCACGTACGAAAACGAAAGAAATTTCGACTCCAAGGTGTCTGATATTTTTCACGTGCTTCTTTGTCCCACAGTACATGATGCCAAGCCTGCTCGATTTCTACAAAATCGACTAGTTCGTTAAACAAGCAAGGCAAGAAACGATTTCCTACGTCTGACCAGGACCCTGGTTTGATATCTCTAGGATGAGCAGTAAGCCTGTGAGTATGGCTGACCCAGCGATTGTTGATATAATAGCGGATGTCATTAAGTCGATCCGCGGGCCAATTGACGAAATTTTGGAGGTAATCGAGACCCTCTTCGACGATCCAATAACGGATGGGATGGCTAGTTTTGGCCTCTTCTTCCCAGAGGCGCCATTCTTTGCCGGTGCCCGCTTTGATTTTAGCGGTACCCCGCAGCCAATCTGCGAACCGTGAACATGACCAGTAGTTTGCTCTCATAATATTTTCTCTATGTCGAACAACTTAATTATACGAGATCTTTAAAAACCTGTCAATATCAATTGGAAATTAATGATTCTGCCATTGGAAATACTTTGGCTATGGTTTCGGCACAGGCTCGGGCGATGTCCATGTGCTCCTTTTGGGTACCATTGGCTGCACGTAATTCTATATAATGGATCCATGAACGCAGTGTGCCGTTCATATACAGCCGGCTTTCAGTATTGCCTTCCGGTAAGACACAGCGAGCCTGCTCCTTGGCTATACCGTTAGATACAGCCCAAGTGTAGGCTTCTCTACTGGCTCTAATGACAGTCTGTTGTTTTTCCGCCCATAGACGTGCAAGTTCTCTTTGTTTGGGGTCTTGCATATCCAATTCGACACTGTTCTGTCTGTTTCTTGTGTCCTGCAACCGTGCTTCTCTAATGTGGAAATTAAGATCCTCGACAGGGTTAGCATATCGCTGTGAGAACTCTTGAAAACTGAACGATCTGTGTCTAAGGATCTGTCTTGCGATGTCTCTAGTCGTCGTGATTTCCAAGCAAGCAGAGACCATCTCGAGGGGGCTCCAGTGTGCGTGTTTAATAAGATATCGGATAAGCTTCTCTGATGTCTCTGAATTGAATTGGTTTGCGGGATTGCTGACACGGGCGCAGAACGCGATGAGTTCCTGCGCATCTTGGATACCGAGGACTGCAAATTCATCTGAGGGTTTTGAATAGGATACCAAGCGAACATTCATGTTATTCCTTTATTAAAATATCATAGTTAACGATGCATCTAGGGCCATTCCTAGGTATTCCACCACCGTGTTTGATCAATCCATCGAAGAATATTACTCTGCCCTTTTTAGGCATTACTTCATCGACGACTTTTCCTTCCTGATCATAGAATGCTGTAGGTCCATCTGCGTTGTTTACATAATAAAGACAGACATGATGCGGGAAATCAAAATCGGTATGCGCAGCATAATTTTTTAAGTCTGTCTTATGGGGAACGGTCAGAAAGATCCTTGCGGTGATTATTTCTCTAAGGATAGCATTTTCTTCGCTGCAAACGATCTGCGGAATGAGACCAAAATTATCTAGGTGATTCGAAACTTTAGAACTGGATTTTAATACGTGCGTAAAACTTATCGGAGTATGGTCGTTTTCCCTAGACGTGCTTTCGTATTTGCAACGAAGATCTATGGTGGGATGTAGGCATTCGTCTTCTCTGTCGGTGCGTCCTAGGATAGATAATTCAAAAAAATCCTGCAGATGTACAGGAATGAGATCATCGTAGACTTTTATCATTTGTTTTCATCATCGATCGGTTCGTCGAAACAGAGGCTTTCCATGGTTTTGTAATGCTCATAGGCTTTTTTAAGTGCTTCAAATTTTTCTAATTTGGCAGGATCTGGAACTAGGATAGCCAGTCGCTGTTCCATTTTCGTCATAAATTCTTTGAGGCTTTGGTTTCCGATCTTGATGTCCCCGCCTTCTCGGATATCAATACCGTCATTACCTATACTAACTATACCGTCGTTGAGAATACTTCCACCTAGCGTATAGCCAGATCCGCTGCTGGTAGTAAATGTATTAGGGTAATTGTAGTGCGCACTGTATCCTGGTATGGTGATAGTACAAGGTGAGGTTATCGATGTATCTAAAGTTATGGTATCTGAACAATCAAAACTCAGAACAGATTGTCCAGCGGCACCACCGAGATAATCGATATTGATCATAGTATCTTCATTGCCAATTATTTTGTCTTTGTCGTCCATAAAATCGTCCTTTATTTTTTTCCTATGATCATGAATCTATTGAATCCCCAATCTGGATACCCAAAATGCTTGATGCCAGAATAAAAAACTTCCGATAACGAAAAATCGCCCTTGAAATCATCTAGCGATCCGTGATTATGACAATGATCTTCGTGATCCATGTCATTGCTTTGTAATGCTACCAAACACCCGTTTGGTATATTATCAAACCATCGATGCGTGTCTATGTGTTCTACGCTGGTGTTTATGACTAGGTTACTGTTAGAATAATCGTGGTCGTTGGCATCAGAATTAATAGATTTGAATTTCCAATTTTGCCAGACCCAAGTATCGTTAATCTTATCTGCTACGGAACAGGCGTCTGCATCGATATCGATGCTTCTGACAGATTCTATAGACATATTTGATCTCACCCTTAATATGAAATTAAAAACTCCGTACCAACCGCCTACTAAAACTATCCTGGCTGGATTAGCATGCACTCTAGCGATCGGTTCTAGTTCTTGGGCTAACCATAGTTTGCTTACGACCTGACCGCTAGAAAATGCATCGTAGTCCATTACCCGGCCTTGGCTTCCTTGCGAGCATTCTTCTCTGCTGTAATTTCATTACGGCGGGCCTTGACCAGTTTGGCCACTTCTTGCAGTGCTTTGCGAGCACGGGTGCCGGCAGATCCATTGCCTGCTGTAAATTTAGCATCTTCTGCCAGGAATGCGTCGAATTGTGTTTTTAATTGTTCTACTGTGTTTGACATTTTGTTTTCCTTATAAAATGTATTTTACTTATGTTATGTTATGGTGCGGCCGGTAGGTTTCGAACCTACAAAGACTGCGAGTTATACTCATCGTCCCGTCCCCATTCTGGACTATGGGTCCAGCGGGAGCTTTGCCAATTTGCTCACGACCACGTTTTTAGTTTATATTCAGTCAAGTTAAAAATCAATGGAAAATTGTTATTTTTTATTTTCTTCAAACTCATAAATTCTTTTAATTGTTCCTTTAGGATTTTTAAGATGTTTTATTAATGCATCGTATTTTATAACTACACGATTTTTCCTATAATTGTGTTTTGGTCCGTCTATGACATAATCAATACCTTCACACCCTTGATATTTAGGAAAATATTCTAACTCATTTTTCCAATATTTTCCATATAGAAAGGGTTTGATGTAGATATCCCAGTGATCTTTCATAAAGTTAATTTCTTTTCCTGTAGTTTTTAGATGGTTACTGGCGATATAGTTATACGAATACATAAATGATGTAGTAATATGATCTGTTAAAATACTTAATAATATAGAACCAGTCCTTTCCCAACATATTATTTTTCCTTTCCTTTCCAGCATACCGAACCCTCTCAGCCTAGAAATTTCCATAGAATCTGCACAATCTAGGGAATACCAAGTATTGTTCCTATAAAAAATGTCAGGACCGTGTACTCCTTGAACAAAATCGTAGTCTTCTGGTAATTGTTGTAGAAATTTTTTGTGTATCAGTTGATTAGGAGGGATTCCTGTTTGATTATAGTGATCTAATATTTCTTCTTTAATGTTATTAGGATCAAGTTCTATAATAATAGGATTTATGTTATACTTTTTAGCAACAATTTTTAATTGATTGTATTCTATTTCATTAAATTTAGGTTGATATAAAAATGCACATTCGATTTTAATGCCTTGCTCAAAAAAGCTATGTAATACTGCTTGACTATCTAGCCCAGAACTTAATCCTAACAATATTTTTTTGCTTGCTTTAGATAATTCTACTGCACGTTTTTTAAATTCTTCCCTATAATTTCCAATGTCTGACCCGCACGAGATATAATCCACAAAAAATTTATTATTATCAAAACCAAAATTAATGCCATAATCAACTATTTCATTCATTTTTATGATATGTATGATATATTTGTTTCTACAGATTTCCCCCATTTTATGCGATTCCAAATCCTTTCATGGCTCCAATATAGAATGATATTGACTACAGTAGCCATTCCCGCAAATAGCGCAGCCTGTCCCCAACTACCGGTCATGACAAATGGAATCACGAAATTGCTTACGGTGATCAAAATTCTCCAAGATACTACTTTAGAAATAGATCTCGGATGGCCTTCTGCGAAATTTAATTTTTCGTTCTCTCGACGATTCCACTGAAAAATGTTCCATGCACGTTCATGGATCCAGAACAAAGCACTGTTAATTACCAAGGCAAGTCCTGCTATCTTAACACCCATTAGCAGACTTCCTGTTACTATGAATGCATTAACCATATGGCTGATTGTTATAAGAACTCTCCAAGAAATAACCTTAGATATAGTTCGCAAGTGATTTTCTTTAAATTTGTTCATGTAACAGTTTCCTTAAGTAACTACTATATAGTTCTATTTTATTGTTATAATATTTTTTATACATTTCTATTCTATCACTGACAAAACATTCTTCAAAATTTGCACCTAGATTATGGAAATCAAAAATACCAGTCCATGGAAGTTTATTGCCTAGCCTTTTTTCTAATTCTATATAAATTTGCCATGCTTGAAACGACGTCATACCTTTATTATTAATCCAATGATTGTTTGGTAACATTTTGTAACCATATTTTATAGGATCTTGATCAAATTTGCTTGACCATGGTTTCTGTTTAAAAACTTGATTAATTCCTAAAGAATGAAATCTATAACTATGTAATAAATTTTCATTTTCTAAAGTAGACACCCATGATTTAACTGATTCGACAGAATCGTTTGGCAATCCTATTATGAATCCTCCCTCAGTCCTAACATCTTCTTTCCATACGTCTTTTATTTTTTGCAAAGTGGAAATAATTTTATCTTGTTTAATGCCTTTACCGATAACTCGGTTAGATTCATAATTTAAACTTTCTATGCCAAAAAAACAACTTACTAATCCACTTGATAACAATAATTCAATAGTTTCTGGATGAGCATTCAGTAAGTCTAATCTAAGGTAGGTACAAAATTTAATTTTAAACGGTAATTTAGAATAAACTTTATTAAATAGTAGTTCTAATTTCTCAGTGCTGTCGTTGTGTGTATCGTCTAAATAAACATAATTTGTAGTCTGGTATTTTTCGTAATTTGAAAGAAATAGTTCTGTTAATATTTCCGGATTTTTAATATAATCTAATTTCTTTTTACCGTTTAACGGATACGAACAATAACTACAGTTGAATATACATCCCCTAGAAATTTCTATTGGCAGAGCTTCCATAAAATTTATATGATCCGAATCATGCCAACTGAATTTGGAATTTGAAAAATCATAATTAACTGCCTTTGTATCATTGTTTATTATCATTTTTCCTTTGGATAAATTATATTGGAAAAATGGATTTTTGTTTTGACAAAATCTGGTGAATTCTATTACTGATTGATCTGCATATCCTAAAATAAAAACATCTATTAGTCCGGAAGTATCTTCTATATATGCTCTGCCGCCCCCTAGAACAAATTTACATTTTGGAGATATTGAATAAACGTAATCTTTAATCTCGGTAATTTGTTTGTTATCAAAAATATTGTTTTTAAATGTTTCATCGATTTTATTAATTTTATTTGAATTCTTTTTAGGTTTATGAAAGAAAAAAGTAGTGCTAAACCCGATCCATAAGGTATCTTTTGATACATATTTTTCTAATATATTAAGGAAAATGCTATTATTTTTGGAAATAATAGTAGATAACCAATCAACTACCTGTACTGTATAGCCTTGTTGTCTTAACGCATTAGCTATTTGATAAGCTCCGATACTCCGGAAAAATCCTCCACTTTCTATACATGTAAACAATACTATTTCTGCCATTTTTAAAATCTTTTTGAAAGATCTTTTGTATAAATTTGTTCTTTTCTATCATCTGAGTACGCAAGTCGAGTCCAATCGTAATCAAAATCTTCATCTATAATTTCGTAACATATCCATTGCTTTGTTTGATTAATAATCAGCGGAAAATCGATTATTTTAAGTCCATTACTGAATAGGTCATTTTTATTTCTATTTGTAACTCTTTCTTTATTTTCGCCTAATCTATTTCTTTTAAAAACCTGTATTAAATTTTTATTATACTCATTAAATGACAGAAATATTATTTTTGCTTCTTTCTTTATAGCCCAAGATCGTTGTTCTGGGAAAAAATATTTTTTGTTAATAGATTGATTCCTATACTCTTTTTTGATCCAAGTCCTTACTCCAGCCGAAAATATCAAAGGATGAAATTCGCTTACATGTATACCGCTACATCCAATTACTTCGTTGTTATTGTATAGAATATAAAATTTTCCATTCGGTTCTTTAAATTCATTAGTAGATTCTAATCGATATCCCAGAGTCCATGGTTTAACAAAGGTATTTCTAGCCCACATATTAACAGACGCCGATTTTTCCGTTTCTTTCGAAGCATCTCGGCAAAAATTAAAAAAAAATTCTTTATCTTGGATCGTTAAATTGTCATAAGTTTTTAAGATAAAATCATTCACGTAGAAAATTCCTTTTTGAAATAAATTTTGTAATCCTCTGGGAAAACGAATTCTGATCTCTTCATTAAAATTTCTATGTTGGTGTATGAATCGTTACCCACCCAAGGAGCTCCGGCTGCTATAGTCAACTTATAATCATCGTCGAAGTTATTCATTCCGTGAGGCCAACTTCCGTCCATTAAAAATGGTGATGTAATATTTGGAACATACACATCATGCTTATCAGTTTTAAAATACAGTGTTTCTGTTTTTCCTTTTAAAACTATTCTAAATTTATGTTGTTTTGTGAAGATCGAATTTTTATCACAATCTACATGTTCTAAATTTTTAGATTTCTGGTTTGTAAGCAGTGCCATAATTCTGGTTTTAGTTCCCATCCACGGAAAAACGTATGTTTCAAACCAATCTATTATCACTGGGGGAGTATAAGCCAACCATTGAAATTCTCCTTGTAGATTATTTTTAGTTCCAAATGGTCCGGGGACAGGATTTTTTGTCATTAGTGAAAGCATATTGGTTGCTCTATAGGGATCCCAAAACCAATAAGATTTATCAATCTTCATAATTTCGTATGTAGATTTTTCTTTGTTTAAATCTGGAAAAATGATTTTAGCGAACAAAATATCGTCCATAACTATATTTATTGATAAACTTCGACCATAAATACGCTTATGGAAATTCCGTTAAATAGTCATCCTTGGAAAATTTTTTCTGGGACCACACAAGAATGGGAATTATTTGATACGAAGGAAAGATTCGTTCGTAATTTGCAAAAAAATAGAAATTTATTAGCGGTCAACGGTTGGCTAGAAAAAAAAATTTATTATAATTTTAATAATGAAGGATTTCGATCAGACGAGTTCTCTCACGATAGAAATTCAATATTATTTTTGGGCTGTAGTTTAACATTTGGAACCGGATTACAATTAGAAGAAGTATATGCTTATCAGTTATCTAAATCCCTAAATATGAAATATTATAATCTAGCTCTGGGTGCAAGTTCTAATGATACTTCATTTAGACTTGCATATTATTACATAGCGAAGTTATTACCAAAGATAGTAATTTGTCTTAGTCCAGAACCAACTAGATTAGAACTCTGGGATGATGAAGATGTGCTATTTTTTAGGCACGAAAAATCGGAATATTTGAATAATGGATTTTATAAAACGTGGTTGCTGAACAATAATAATTCTTTCCTCAATCAAAAGAAGAACATATTAGCGATTGAAAATATATGCAATTCATATCGAATTAAATTTAAGACTTACAATTCTAATGAAGTTTTTACAAATGAAATATGGGCAGACAATGATTTTGCGAGAGATTTAAGTCATCCTGGGAAGCATACCCATAAGTGTGTGCATGATAAAATATTAAGCACGTTAGATTAGATTATTGATCAGCAGTTACACCAACAAAATGCAATCTTTCATAGTCAGAAGTATTAATAAATGTGTGTGCTAGCCTGGTATCAGTTAGCCATATTTTATCTACAGTTAAATGCCTTATTTCCCCGGTCCTAAATAAAAAATAACATTCTTCATTAGTTATGATAGGAACATGTATTCGAGGAAGTCTATCTCTATGAAAACTATAACATCTATAAGGTAAAACCCACATAAGTCTACTTCTATATAAATTATATTCTGTTATGATATCTTCAAAAATTGTATTCTTAAAAAAAGGATTTAATTGATCGTAGTCAGTTTCTGCCCCTGTTTGCCGACCAACAGAACTTGCCCAATGATCTTCTCCTTTTTTGAATTGTACGCTTGTTTGTTTCGAGTTTACAGAACTGTGCCATTGGATTTGTGAATCTAATGTCTGGTAAGTACGTAGAATTTCTTCAATGGCTGTTTTATCTAAGTTTTTTAAAATTTTTATCATTTTACATATTATTAAAATTATAAGGATAAATTATATTTATGAGCAAATATTACAAGTATTTAGAGATCCCAAACATTGAAGAAATAACCGAAAAATCTCTTAATTTTGTTAAATCTATAGACGAAATATATAATAGAAGATTGAATAACGCAAGTTATTATATTTTAAATTTTAATAAATTATTAAATTGTTGTCCGATTATACTAGATGCATTTTCTAAACTGAATATGGAGCCTTATTTCGCATCAATTTTTATTATGTACAATAATAAGCATTCTCCTGTACATACAGACATATCTCCTCCATCTGCCAAAGTATTGATTCCTTTGTTAAATGCACATAATACAAGAACAATATTTTATGAATCATCAGATCTAGTTGAATGGATAAATCCCGATTCTGGGGTAAAAAGCTACAAACCAGGAAATAATTACAGGGCTAGAGATAGTATTGTTATTAAAGGTCCATGGATAATGAGGACAAGCGTACCTCATAACACTATCATGAATGAAAAAAATACTCCGAGAATAACTATGGCACTAGAATTTAAAAATGACCCTGTCCACATGCTAGATGAATTATAAAAAAATTAATATAAAGAATATAAAAAGTATTCAATCTGAGCTTTTAACCTATCTCAAAGTCCATACTGATATTTTAAATGATAAAACTATCGGATTTATACCATTAAACAAACAGAGTGTTATTGATCACTGTGCAGATACTCTATACTTTTTCTTAAAATTAAATTTGACTCCGGTTAGATTTAATTTATATAAAACAATAAAAAATGGTGATAGTCTAGTTCATATTGATACCTATGAATATAAGACCAGGATTAATATTCCGATTTTAAACTGTGAGCATAGTCAAACCAAATTTTTTAAAGCCAGACCTAATGTTAAAATAGTACAAAAAAATAAACTTCCATTTATTTTATGTGATCAAGAATCTGCAGTTGAAGTGGATAATTTTGTACTGGATATGCCAACTGTATTTAAAGTAATGACACCTCATCAGGTAATAATGGACGAAAATTTTTCTCCAAGAATAAGCCTCACTGTAAAATGTGATCCTGATCCTATTTTTCTATTACGTGATTGATATTCTTGAGTTGATCTATGTAATCATTTACTTTATTATTTCGAAATGATAGTAGATCATATTTTTTTATTATTTCTGATTGAGAGAGATTAGTTATATCATAATCATTAACTATTTCTTGATAAAAAGTCCATAGCCAACCACCAAATTTCCAATTCGTAAAAGATGATTTACGCCGAATCTCTTTTGATCTTGCAGTGCAGTAATCATAATCTAATCCTGTGTTTTTATTGACCCAACCAGATACCTTCCAAAATTCACTAGATGAATCTAAAATCTCATATCCATATTTTTCATAATTTAAATCAAATTCTGATTGATAATATGATTTTTTCGTATAAGAAGGAAATATTCCTAACGGGAAAACATACCAATAATCTAATGGATTGCTTGAACTTAAAAGCCATGATTCAAAATCATCTATAGTTTCTTTAGTATCATGCGGCAAGCCGATTATAAAATTCCCAGAAATTAATATATCTTTCCACACGTCCTGTTTAATTTCTCTTACAAAGTCTAATTGTCTTTTTGGATCCATTCCTTTTCCAATTGACTTAGCAGATTTTGGATTGGTACTTTCTATTCCGCAAACTGCACTTTTTAATCCAGACTCTTTAAGAATTTTTAAGGTTTCTGGAAAAGTTGTTAATAAATCTAATCTTATGTATGTGGCAAATTTTATCTTAAACGAAAGTTTTGAATAAACTTCGTCATATAAAATTTTAAGTTTGTCTACACTATCATTGTATGTATCATCGGTAAAGGAATAATTAGTGACGCCAAAGTCATTATAATTCCTTTTTAACTCTTCTTTTAAGACATGGCTTTGTTTAATCCATTCTCCTTTGGTTTTACCGTTTAAAGGATAACTACAAAATTTGCATTTGAAAATACATCCTCTGGATAGTTCTAATGGAAGTACGTCTTTGGAATCAATTATATCTGATTTTGTGTATTTTATTGATGATTTTGTAAACCCTTCGAATTCTTTTCCGACTATATGGTTTGAATAAAATTGAAGGTCTATTTTATTGGATTTTCCAGCCAACCAGTTTGTAAAATCTACAATTTCTTTATCGACATATTTTTCAAATTTTATAAACCCCAATTTATCTAATCGGTAATTTCTGGCTCCACCATATATCATTTTGATTTTAGGATTTATTGATCTAACGAAAGAAATAAGTTTATGTATTTCTTCTTCTAGTGTTTCAAAATTTAACGATTTATATCTTTCATCATCTATTAATTGCAAACTAAAAGGGTAACTTAAAATTTTATGTAGAAATGTTACGCTTATACCTATCCACAAAGTTTCTACACCTACAAACTTCGTTAAAATATCTTTTAAGTCTTTATCTAGCTTTTTAAAAATTGCTATATCTATCGTCTGTACTGTATACCCGTTATCTCTTAATTCTGACGCTATTCTAAATGGACCGGCTGCTTTAGGCCCTGTAGGAAAATCTGAGTTACCATAAAGTATGACACAATTAACCATTGATTAAATTTTAATTATTTTTATTATCATCGCTGATACATCTATTTCCCACCATGATTCACCGCAACTGTAGTTCTTAGGATGCCTATGATGATTGTTGTGCCATGTTTCTCCCCAGCTAGGAATCGCCCATAGCCAATTGTTTGTGCTCTGGTCTTTCAAATTATATCGACGATAACTTCCAAACCAATTAGGTTTATGTCCTATGTAGTTTACAACATTACTCATGATCCCTGTAAGCAAGGCAGGAGCCCAGTGCAAAAATATCATCAGATATGATCCCCCTAATATGAATAGGATTAGGCTCCATAAAAATAAAATTATAAAATAGTAACGATGTAAAAATTGTTGATATCTATCTGTTATAAGTTTTCTCATTTTCCATTTAGTGTTACCATCCACCCGTGCATCATACGATAATGAAAATATTTTGTATCCTCTGTATTTAGGACTATGAGGATCGGTTACTTTATCACTTTTTAAATGATGATTGATATGGATAGCAGTCCATGCTAATGGGCTACCTGTGTTACCGAAGCATCCCAGTAGTGAAAATAAATTTTTTATTATAGGAGTAGTCTCGTAGCTATTATGGGTGAGATTTCTGTGGAATGTGACCACTATTCCTAGACATCCATATAAGAAATATCCAATAACAATAAGTAATAGAGCAAAATAGTCTAATCCATGACTGTAAATTCCTATAATTGTGCCGATTATGCTTATGATAGCGAATATTTGGACTCCTAAAGTATTACTAGAAAATATATTTTTCATTTTTTTACCAAGTATATAAGGGGGGCTATCAGATCTAATTCCCACCATTTCTCTTGCATATTCCAATTTTTGGCATTCGAATGATGATTATTATGCCAACCTTCGCCCCAGAGCAATATGCCATATACCCAAAGGTTTTTGCTATTATCTTTATACTTATGATTAGTATACCCTAAATTATGACCAAAATAAATGAATGTGTTTAAAACAAAATGAGTAATTGATACCGGGACAAACCAACAAAAATATGCTATCCAAGGATCGATGATTATCAAAATAGAGACACAAGATAATACTAGCAACATATAATAGTCATTAATATATATTTGTTTTTTATTAAGTAAATCCCTTACCAGTCTTACATTTATTTTTTTACCGTAATCCATCAAATGCGGAAAAAGCACCCGCCATCCTTTTATACTAGGAGAATGAGGATCTTTTTCAGTGTCAGAAAATGCATGATGTTCTCGATGTACATGAACCCAACCTATAATACTTCCTCGTCCAGACATTAAAGCGAACCAGGTAAACACATATTTTAAAATGGGATATTTAAATTCAAAACTTTTGTGTGCGTAAAAACGGTGTAGCATCATACTCACTCCGATACCACTATATAGATAGTATGATACGAGAATAACTATAATAGACAGATAGTCAAAACTAAACACCCATAGCCCAATTATAGCTCCAATTGTAGAAATTATTTGTATTATAGATAAAGATATAGCCGAAGCTGAAAATAGTTTCATATATAATTTGCACCTGTTATCTTTTTATTTATTAAACCCGAAATAAGCATTTCGAACGGGTGTATTTTACCATAGAATTCATTGCTGCACCAGCATTGATCTAAAGGATTGTAATCGAACCATGGGCTAAATCCTAAAACTATATGTATTCTATTTTTTATCGAATTTATATAAGGAAATACTCTGTGGGGAACGTTGGTATCCCACGAATACATGTGTCCATATTTTAAATGTAGAGTCGATTTTCCTAATAGTTGAAAAAGATAATTATTGTCAGTTTGGATAGGTATGTTAATTCGTATATTTTCAAAAACAGATTCATCTCTGTGCCACCCCCAGGAATTTATAGTTGTTGGATCTAAATGTTGAGAATTTAATATGGCTATCCTACTTCTGATTAACGTTCTATCAAAATCTAAAAGAAATGCGTCTAATAGTTCTGCGCAGGGAGATAATTTTCTAAACCCATATGTATCATAATACGTATTTTGTAAGTCATTGAAATTATGGGTTTGATCAAAGAAATATTCTGTTTTCTGATTGCGATATGTCCCAAGAGTTTGACTATTCTCATTTGAGATATCACGGTACTCGGGATTATAAGTTAAGCTTAATCCCCCGTAGGCTTGATCTTCTCCTACATTGTTCTTCCATCCTTGGTATCCAAATGTATCAATAATTTTTGTTGTAGTTTTGGTCAGACCTTTAATATCTATATTGTGTATAAGATCTAAAATCGTATATGTTTTTACTGGCGACACTATAGTTGACATTAATTTTTTAATGTCGGTGGTTTTCATTATCCACTGCCATACTGTAAACTTTTTCGGAATTTCTGTTATAAAAATTTTATGTTTCATTGAGTTAATTTTTTTAACAATGAATTATAAGATATTTTAAAATACCCATTGTGGGGTATAGAATAATCCATAGGATCAGTTCTGATCATTTGAATATCGGGATGACTAAAAATTTTAGATGTTCGTATAATTTCGAAACCATCATATTTGCTTCTTGACCGCATATCTTTAAAATGTCTATCATAAATCATTAATTTACTAGAACTAGTACCTTTTCTGCCTTTAATTTTATTAGACACAAGATCTTTTATTCTTGGTTCATATAGAAATGATAACAATGTTTCGGGATTGTAATTTAAAAATGATGGGGTTCCGTCTAAATTTTGGTTTTTATACCAATTATACCAAACTGATACTATCCTTTCTCTTTCGTCAAAATACCAAGTATCAGAGTTATCATCTTTACAAAGATGGGGTTGATCGCTACCAAATATTATAGTACCGTCCAACGTTTTTGATAGTTTTAAGAATACCGGGTATTGATACACAATGCAATTGGCAGATCGAGCCACTTCAAGAAACTCACCCGAAGTTACAAAGTTATCGAAATCAAAATTTATTATAATAGGTTTTAAATCGTTGTATTTGCAAAAATCTATAGCGTATGAAATATCAAACGAATTATAATTTGGTTCTAATGAAACGATAATTGGTGTTATTTTAATTTTTTGAGAAAGAAAGATCTTAATTATGTATTCGCTATCTAATCCCCCACTATAGAATACATAAATGTCTTTCTTTGTATTTTCTTTTAGAAAGATCGCGTTATTAATTAACTCTTCTTGGTATGTACCTACCGCACGAGAACATTTTGATATGTTTAAATTAAAATTTATTCCGGTACCTTGGATAGTGTAGTAATTTTTGTATCTCGGTGTGATCATAATAGATAAGTAATTTACGGAATATTTATAAACATGCCAGATACTTTTATTTCTTTAATGAATTTCAATTTAAATTGGTATCAAGAAATTGATGACAATCTAAATTTATATTATGAATCTATCCATGAAAAATACAAAAATGAAGGATATCAAATGATAAACCATGTTCCACCAAGAGCGACAGGAGCTATCATATTTGAAAACTCAGAAGAAAGAGCTGCATCTATTTTTTATGACGAGTTTAAATATAAAAATGCTATTTGGATTAATATAGCATTTGTTGAAAAAAATCACAGGAAGAAAGGATTATACAAAGTTATGCATGAATATTTAAATCACGTAGCGATTAACCTATCGAAAAATAGAATATATTCATCTATACATTTACAAAACAAACTAATGATCGACAAAATTTCAAAATCGGTCGGATACGAATCTTTGATGACCATAGTTTACAAGAATGTTAATCAGACTATTCAGGATCATTAGAATCGGAAGATCTTGACACAAAAACGATATCTGTTACTAAATCCTTTATACGCATAAAATTCATTATTATCCCGTTCTCTTCATTATATTTTTTATTTTCTTCTTGAATTAATAATAAAGTTGGATCATTCTGCCATCTGTCAAAAACATTGTAATTTTTAAAATATATTTTTTTATTCTGAACTAATCCATTTCCGCTTGTATTATTTTCTATTAAGATATCGCCAGGAATAATAAAAGTTTCTTCTGTATAAGAGAAAATATCGACAAATTTTTCTTTATTGTCTCTTATATAATCGAAAAACCATGGAATTTCAATAGATTCTCTGGTACATTCTATTTCTTTTTCAATTTCCATTTTTAGCCCTTTTTTGAAGATATAAAAGTATTTATCATATAAGTACGATTATGAAATTACTTAAAGGATATTAGTTATGTTCAAGTTAATAAATGATGATTTTGTGCATAACGATAGACATAGAATTTATGTCAGTAAAGTAGATGGCAATCGATCATTTGCCAGTAAAGAAACCACTCGATTTATCATGTGTAATGGTGATTTAAAATCAGAAAAATTTAAATTTTCTGGAGTTTTTGCAGCGTCAGTAAACGTCGAGTTTGAAATAGTAGGCCACGGAATAGTTATAGATTTATTTGGATATAACTTTCCTGATCAATATATTTGTTTAATTAATCCGGGATTACCTGGGAATTTAAGTTACATAGATGGATGTTCTAATTCTAATCTAGTTTCTCCTTGCAGGAACGGTGATCCTTGTATAAATTATTTGTATTTTCCAAAATTTATCAAACAAACATTTCATGTTCATCCTAGTATAAGAATAGGAATGATAATTTCAGGATCTGGTGTAGCAGAATTTAACGATCGATCACAGGAACTTAACATAGGTGATTGTTTTATTTTAAATAGATTTGAATCGCATAGGTTCATTACTAATGAATCAGATATGAGTTTAATTGCTTTTCATCCGGATAGTGATGACGGTCCCACAGACGAATATAATCCTATGAAAAGCAGAACTTACATTCCGAAATAAAGGTCTATAAAATTTTCTGGAATCTTGGTGTCGCTTAATTTTTTTCCAAAAAAAGTTTCTAAATTTATAATTGATTTTAAAGTTTCGCTAGCTGTACAAAATTTTTTTAATGGTCCTAAACTATAGGTGTTATGGTACGTGACCAATCCGGATTTTTGTCTATTAAGGTATTTGTAGTCTATTTTATTTAGAAAATTAACTGAATCTGACAGCATCATCTGATACGAAGTCGTATCTTTATGTAATTTGTAAAACCAGAAATCATGTTCTCCTAGAAATAGACTAGATGGTTTTTCAGCCTGAAAAACTTTACGGTAAGTGTTCGGATATATGCAAGGAACAATAGCTCTTTCGTATTTGCTATGTCTCATCCTGTTGTCGACATAACTTGTTTTCATAGCCCTATCGTAGACAGTTAGGTAACGCAGAGCGTACCAATTTTCTTTTTGAAAAATCCATTTACCTAAAACATGCGCTTGTTTAACCATTAATTCGGGCAAATCAGCTGTCCAATAAAAAAGAACGTTATCTACATTGGGATAGTTTTCATTGAATGGCGGTCTTTGTACATTAACTGTTAAATCTGAAAAACTAACCGTTAGCGATTCGTAGTTTTTGCCGACGACTAAAATTGGTTTGTCTATACCATAAACAAATGCTATTTTCTTACCCGATTCAGCTAAATTTTTAAGATGTTTATGCCTTTCAAATCTATACCTCGACAAGCTCGAAGGATGGACCCAATCTTCACACAAATACAGCCATTCTTCAGGTTTATAATCTAAAATGTCTTTGAAATAATCATGCAATGTTATTCGTATATTGGGATATTTTTGAGATATATCATTGATTAACGGTAGTTGAGCAAATTTTGTTTCAGACATAGTATTATAATGGCTACTGTCTGTATCATTGAAATTGTAGTTATTCAAACCTTCTAACGGAGCCGATGCAATTATTTCGTCAGGAAATATATCGTTATTAATAAAACTTTTTACAACATTTGTACTATCAGCTCCTCCGCTGCACAATATAACTATATAATCATACTGATCTCTAATCTGGGCCGCTCTTTTTGCATAAAGTTCATCTAACCCGAGATCTGGTTCGATTAACCAATTTACTTTATCAAAAATTTCTTGATAAAAATGCCATGTGACGTCTTCTTTGCTTTTATTTGCATATAAAATCGCTTCGATTTTATTATGAAATATTTTATCTTTGACTTTATAAAATCGGTTTGTAGGTAGTTCCATCCGATATTTATAGGAAATTTTTTTGAATTTCTTAAGAATGAATATAATTCAGCAAATTACAGTGTTAAGCACCTACACCAGCATTCAATGTTTTCACTAAGGTGGCCAGTCTATCTAAAGCTTCGCCTACAGTTGTTGGTGCAAGAACCACTCCAATCTCCCGGAACTGTCGCATAATATTTAAGTGATCCATTTGTTCCGTCTACTAACAAAGTAGATGAATCGGAAAAAACTGATCCAACAATATCCCCAACAATTGATAAAGTATTAGTAAGGGCTTGTATATTATCAACTTTTAACACACCATTTTTATCTAATTGAGCGTTTTTTATTAGTGTACCTGACGAATTTGCAGTATAAAATTCTAATCGCCCTGGAACTATTGAACTCGAAATAGATCCGTCTACCGCAGCCCGAATAGATGAGCTATCTCTATAAGCTAAACCGTCGTACCCAGCATATGTTATATTATAGATAAGATCACCGTCTTGCACAGCAGTTGGGGCTTCTATTGATCCCCTACTTCTTGATAACCCTATCGCTGTGGTTGTCGCTGAGCTATCATGATGGCAGCTGGCTAAAAGAACTTTAGTACTGGTTAAATTGGTATCAGATAGTATTCTTACTATACCCGAATTTAATATTTTGAGCGGAGTTAGTAATACACCAAGTGTATTTCTTACGTTAAATTCAAGATTGCCTGGAATATTGGTAGGAGAAATAGTGCTATCAACGTTAGAAGTTATAGCTGCCGCTGTCAGTTCTGTGGATCCGTTAAATCCTCTGAATAATATATTTCCTAATCGGTCTCCTATATTCACGGTAGATGGTGATGACGTTGTTCCTCTGGATTTGTTAAAACTAATTATAGATGCGGATGTATCTGAGGTAAAATTAGCCAGTGAAAAAGTACGTACTGAGTTTCCCCTTAATGTTGCGTCACCAGATAGATACAGATCTCGGAATGAATTGGTATTTGATCCTAGATCATGACTTGCATTCTGATTTGGTATCACGTCTCCCTGTACGGTGCCATCTAAATTGATCGAACCATTTGTCGCATCAACCATTATGGACGAATTTTCTGCAAATACAGAACCTTTGACATCTCCTGTTAAATTACCCGAAACGTCACCCAAAACATTACCCGAAACGTTACCCAAAACGTTACCCAAAACGTTACCCGCAACGGTTCCTACTAATGTTCCCCTAAGAACACCGTCTACAGCATCTACCAAAAGAGTTGAATCGTCTGCGAAAACGGAACCTTTGACATCGCCGGTGACGGTTCCTACTAATGTTCCCCTAAGAACACCGTCTATAGCATCTACCAAAAGAGTTGAATCGTCTGCGAAAACGGAACCTTTGACATCGCCGGTGACACTTCCGATCAACGTGCCATTAACTGTCGCAGTATCTACATCAATGACCACCGTAGATGCTGTGTTAAAAATTTTATCTGTCACGATAGCATCAGATACGATCGTTTCGTGAGTTAAAATATCAACAGTAGCGCTCAGTGTTTTTGCAACACTATCATAAGAAAAACTTATATTTTTGTGTGTTCCCGCTAGAATCGAGGCAGCAGCAGCATCTTTAGATTCGTTTAATGACACTCCGGCGATAGGCACGCCGCCAGCAGTTCCCCCGTCACCGACAAGAACACTTCCTGTCTGTGTATTGTAAATCAGTTCACCTACTAATGGTGTTATACTGTTAACTTCAGCGGTAGTTCCTCTACGGATCTGTAATGGCATGTTTTGACTCCTAAGATTGCTAATCCATGTATTTATTGTTTAGTTCTAAATTACTGCAGTCAATAATACTAAGAATTTTTATCACTACGATACTTATTTTTTTAAATAAACGTTATATGATTAGGAAATTATTGCTTTTGACCATGATAAAATACCAAAAACTATTCTATGAATACGATAAAAATAAGTTAATAAATGAAATTTTAAGCAATCGACCCTATTTTCACCACATGCCGCCGGATTTTTTAACTCTAAAACGTAGAAAATTCAGTTTGATCGATGGAAAAGATTATAACGATTTGACCATAGTTCACGAAAGCAATATTATTGCAGGAAAAATAAATTCTTGGCAAGGAGTATCTTTTACTTTTAAAAAGGGTTTAAATGAATCAAAATCGGGAAAAAATTCTTTAAGAAGTCAATATGATGAATGGAATTGGCGGTATGAACTTAACTCGAATTACCTTCAAGAAATCGTTAAAGAACTTGGATTTTACGAAGTTCAGAACGTGAGGGCAATGATAATAGATCCCCCAGGTTTCGGACCCGTGCATAAGGATGCCTGCCAACCTGGATATTATGATAAAAATATAAGTGTAACATTAAATTTGCAAAATGGTTCTAAACCATTAGTTGCACTGCTTGATGATTCATTGGTTGAAATAGACGAAGATGTATTCATTTTTCAAGACGACTGTTGGCATGGAGTAGGAACCGTTGTTTCCCAGAGAATACAAGTAAGAATTAATGGAAAGGTTAAAGACATTGATCAATTCTTTTAAATAACTATATATTACATTTTGATTGTATTAAATCGGCAGCTCGATCTACAGAAATATAATCTTTTTCCATCATGTTAGGATATTTTTTTAATATTGTTGGAGTACCAACATATCCAAAAGAAACATATTCTACTTTACACCTGCCTGATACTCTGACCGACATCTCTTTTAGTATTACTTTTTCTGCTTGATATTTTATTAAATTGTGTCTTTCTGGCGTGAGACATTTAACATCAGCTATCCTACTACCAACATTGATTATTGTTTTTTTAGGTTCGTTCTTCCATATATTCCATAATTCTAAAAACATCAAGGTTTGATCAAAGCCGTTGTGAGCATTGTTTATAAAGATATCAACGTTCTTAGACATTTCTATAATTTTTTTCCGTGTTTCTGCATTAGAAATATCGAAGCCATTTGATCTGCTGAAACCTATTATGTTAGGGGATAATCTGTTATAAATTTCTAAACCAATCCCATGTGTATGACCTGTGATAGAATATTTCATTTGAATCTTAATGCCAACCCTATTTTTTCACCTTTCATTTTTGCCGTGCAATGTATCGTTTGTGTATCGAATACGATTAAACTACCGGGATCAAATTTATACGAGTTACCACTTAACCCAAACAGTGTGTCTTTGGGGTAATGCGTGAGGAAATCTTTATATAACTTATCGTCTATAGGATGGTTTGTAAGGTTTTCTACAGGATATTCATAAGGGCAGCCTTTAACTCCTATGTTAATTTCAAATCGTTGAACAGGTAAATGCATACACCATGTAACACTATCAAGACTCCATGTTTGATCGAATATAACAAGATGGGGTAACGACTCGGTGTAATGTAAAGGAATGACTATGTTGATAATTCCATTTTGGAAACTTTTATAATCTGTATGAGGAAGATAGGGTGAATTGTGTTTATAAAAGTTTCCCTGTGTATACTCTAATTTTTTATTAAGACATGTTTCGATTATATCTTGGCATACGCTTAAAACTTTGCCAACCGGGGCTTTATTCATAGTCGGCGTGTCATATTTCCCTATTGAATGATAATAATCAATAATATTTGATATAATAGTTTTATCTATAGCATTAAAATATTGTTTAGTTTCTATCATTGTATTCTTTAACCCAATAAAATAGTCTGTCCGCCCACCCCGGAGTATTCCAAATTGAATCCCATTTATTAGCCCGTTCCACATATATATCTATATTATTGTCTTCAGAGTATGAATTAAATGGTATCTTGTCGTAATCTTTTATATTTTGTACAATAGATTTTGGAAAATTAATTAAACTGCTATAAGATGGACTGACTATAGGTATTGCGGTAATATTAAACTTCCAAAAATCTTTAGATTTTATATAGTCTTGCACAGTAAAAGGAGTCAATGAATAGTTAATTGAGATATCACTATATTTTTTTAACCTGCTAACGCCAGACAATATTTTTTCCCAAGAGCTACCTCGTCTAAACCATTCGTAGCTTTCTTCGTATCCGTCGACACTGACCGAGCAATTAATTGATTTCCATCCTTCCCACAACTCTGGGTTAAATGGTGTTACCCCATTCGTGATATACTGCAATTCACAATGTTTTCTGTTAAATTTTTTGAGATATTCTAAAATTTTCCAATGGTTTTTATCTAAAAAAGGTTCACCTCCTGTAAATTTTATAATTGATAAAGTAGGTAAAAGCTCCGATAGCTCGTTAAGAAACTTAATAGAAATTTCTATAGAATCTTTTATTATAGGCTTTACATGGAATTTTTTCGCATAAGTTGAACTCTGATCAGGACCACAATGAAAACAAGCTAATTGACATCTATTGCTTAATTTAAATTGTATCATTTTTAATTCTCTAGATTCACTTAAAAACGGCGTCATATTTCTTAAACTTTTCTGTCCTCTATTTTCTAATTCTTCGCATCTATGACAGAACGATCTAGAGTATTGGGTAAACCCAGTAGACAAATTGTCTCTTAGTTTGATCAACTTCTCATGGTTAAATGCCTTTACTAGCCCTTGAGAGGCATCAGCTATTCTGGCTTTAGTGCTGTTTTCTAAACAGCAAGGTCGGGTAAACCCATCTGTTTCGATAGATATCATATTTTCTATCCAGGCACACTTATATTTTTCCATCGATTATTTCTCTATTTTTTATATTGATGAATGAATTCAGTCGATAATATAGGAACGTTTAGGTAACTATAGAGACCAAGTAAATCTATTTATTTTTCAAAAAATGACATTCTGTTTCATCGACTATTTTTTTTGCTAACCTATAAGGTGTGAATGGAAAAAGGAAAGGAAACAAACTGTGTATAACTCCAGTGATCAGTATCAACACCGCAAGTAGATTAAAATAATTGGCATAGAAAAAGTGTTTAATGTAACCTGAGTTGACGTCTTTAAGATGTTTCATATTTCTTCTTATAATGATTCTCAAGATAATTAAAATCATTTATTTGATATAATTGGTCAGTATTGTCATATATCTGAACAAATTCTTTAGCATCAAGATAGCCTTGATATGCCCATGCTGCGTTTTCTATTTCGATGTTTTTAGTACTAGCCCATCTATCAATATAAAGATTTATGCTTAAAGCCTTTGGCCTATTTCTAAATATGCAAGACATTAATTTTACACAATGACGGAATGAAGTCTTCCATGCGTCAAACGGACTAGAATTATATTTACTTATGGAATATACTTCGTCTACAATTTGTTTATTTTTAGTTGCATTAAGACTGAAATCACCTTTACTTAAGTTAGGATTGATAATAGAATTCTTTTTCCATAACTTCACTCCTCCTAATAAAGTAATTTTTTGGAACAGCGGATCAATAGACTTAAACATGAGTAAATCATGTTCTATTTGCTTTGCATATTTTAAAGGGGATATTAATTCATTATCTCCATCGATTGTCCAGAAAAATTCAGTGGTTGAAATCATGTCGCAAATTAAATGTGCTTTATCGATACCATTGATTCCGTGTACTCGTTTAGCATTAGGATGAAAAGAAAGAACATTAATCCAATTATTTTCACAATTAGATTCCTTGTAACTTATGAAAAAAATATCTATATCCATAGGTATTATAATTAATTGTTTTTAATTAATTATCTAATTTCATAGATTTTTATAAGTTTTCTAAGCTTATTGTTTTTTTTGGAGTCATAAAATCTTTCCAAACACCCTCAAACCCATTTTCTATAATAGAAAGATATTCTTGGCTGACATCTATGTTGTAATTTAATCTAGTTGGATGAAATTTTTTTAAAGTTTCGTAATAGTTTACCACATTTAGTTCCCATTTAGTTTGAGGAGTGCTATAAAATATTCCATCTCCTGCATATTTTACAATTTTCGTTTTTTCTAGCAACTGTAAGATTCTGTGAGTCCTTTTCATTTTACCACTGGCATCATGATCGCCATTGCTTGTAGTAATATAGAAATGTTCAACTCCTTCTCGTAAACCTTTGTTAATTTGATAAGGAAGAAGTACGCCGAAAGGTAGACTGTTCATATGGTTTTTGCTAAGACCACTAATTAATTTTTGATATTCTGGTAATGTAGCACTCCTAAAAAGGCATCTCATGAATGGAACCCCTTCTAGCTCCCCTTGTCCATACCAACAATGGGAACCACTGATTGAAATTAACTTCTTGTCATGGTAAATTCCCCAAAAACACGGAATTTCTTTGAGATCATATTCTCCATTAAATTTCATTAATTTTAACGAACTGTTATTTAAATAACCATGCTTTTTACATTCATCACAGAATTCTTGAACTAATTTTGTATGATCTCCAGTCAAAAATATAGACTTCATTCTTTGTGTCCTATCAACATGAATCTATCATAATTCCCTAATTCCAGTCTTCCTTGAAACATTAAATTCATTTTGTATTTGAGAATCATTTCTTCAAGATTCTTACAGATATTAACATGATCATATCCTTCGAGGTTGTTGCTGTGCAAGAAAATTAAAGTGCGATTTGAGATATTATCAAACCATTGATTATTTTTGATATGTTCGCAGCTGGTATTCACAATATAGTCGTAATTTTCAATATCTATATTATTAACGTCATCAGTGTAATGCTTAAAAAATCGATTATGCCTATTTAGGAAATTTGAAAACTTTTCTAACCTCGGATCAGGATCAATTTCATCAATGTAATTAAAACCTAATTTTTTTAAACAAAAACTAGTAAATCCGATCCATGATCCTATGACTAATATTTTTTTATCAGAGATATCCACATTGCTATCTATAGTAAATTTTTTTATATAATTTAGTAACCAAGCTTTTGATTGTATTTGTTTAAGTCGGAATGCATCTCTTATCTCTTCGAATTTTATCTCTGATGATATTTCATCGTGGTAGAGACAATTTATTACGTAGGGTATACAATTAGAAGGAAAATCAATGTTGACATCTTTAGCTATTTTAGCAATATTTTCTACGGTCATAAATTAACATCTTTACAGTGGCGTTTGATAAGATCAGTTACATCAGACAATGTATGTCTCCAATTAGTACCTCTACTAACATCTAATATATCCATTACTCTTACAAATTCTTGTATTTCTTTTTGATTCTCAACATCAAGATATTTTTTTAATATATTAATTTCTGATGATACCCATTTTTTGTATCTATAATCATAATCAAATTTTTCTAAATTTTCTATGATTTCTAACTTAGCATTTTTTGGAAAATGTCTTATATCAAAGTGTGTAGGAATTTCTAAAAATCTTAAGTACGCTTCTATATCATATTGAGCGGCTATTTCTATAACTCGTTGTACGGAATACGGTGACGCCACTCCTATACACCCAGAAAGATAGGCTATTGGTATTTTATTTTTCACAAGTAAATCTAAATTATCGATAAATTTATTGTAATTTCCGGGAAATCGTATTAAGTTGAACCTTTCGTTAGTATCATCTAAACTTATACATAATATTACTTTTTTGAAGTTTTTCCATTTATCTATGATTTTATTGTTAAGCACACTTAAATTGGTATCGTACCGTAATTGGATATTTTTTGCATATCCCTTAGTTATTAACCTGTCTAAACATTCTTGCATGGCAGGGACCAGTAATGGTTCCCCGCCGGTAAAATAAATGTATCTTAAATCTGATGATATTTTATCAAACTTTTCCCACCATATAGGGTTATTCCACCATTCATCAAATCCTTGCATGTGCAATTTTCCATGATTATCTTTTTCAAACGGATAAATTTTATATTTGCCTTTTTGTATTTTATGACCAATTTTAGATATTTTTATGTAATCTTCGTACCAAAGACTGCTATCTCTAGGACCACACATAATACATTTTTGATTACATAAGTTACTAAATCTTATATCTAAATTCACGACTTTAGAATTTACAGAACCGTCGTCGTTAGTGTGTTCATTTACATTTTGAATTGTAACATATTCTGATATAGTAGGACTAGTTTGAGTGAGCACACGTTGTCTTTTACTAATACCCGGCCAACCACCTCTGCGAGTGCTTTCCTCGGAATCATAACAATTTCTGCATCTAGTAGGTTTGATATTATCTTTCAGCCATAATCTATGTTCTTTATGTGTCTTGCTATTAATAGCCTCTTCTATAGAATCCGTAAGAATATTCATCACCCTGTCATTATCATCTCTAGCCATTCCAAAATCGTCGCTGAGATTAGCTAAACAGCACAATTTAAAATCTCCTGAAAAATCAATTTCTAATTGAGACCATAATTCCGGGCAGAAGCTTTCTATGTTATAGGCCATTTTATTATTTTTCCAATTACATTCTGTATTTCTTTGGTATTATTTTACAACCATGTGTTTTTCTTCCATTGTAAAATATCCAATCATTGATTTTATGAACACAATCGCCCGTATGAAGCCATCCGTCTTTATGCACATTTTTTCCTTTTAAAATAAGTTCTGAGTTTAAAATCGTAAAGTCACACCAGCATTTATCTCCTAACGGAATACCTTGATCAAAAATTTCTAATTCTGTTCTTTCACTGAAGATGTGATTTATTATAATAGGACCAGCTTCAGTCAAGCCGTAGTTACACATAAAATTGACACCATTTTGTAAAAAAAAATCTACATGTTCTTTTTTAATACAATCGCTACCTGCTACAACTAATTTTAACATGTTTGATTGAAAATTATTTAACTTAATTAATGTGTCTATCATTGCAGGAACTAAATGAGTCTTAGTTATATTGTAATTTTTAACGTCTTTAAAAAATGAGAATCCATTAAATTTTTTAATGATTACACTTGATCCTGCTAATAACGCAGGAAGTGTTTGAGCATTGATTCCACCGGTGTGATTTAACGAACAGACTGTGAAGATATTATCATCAACAGATAATTTTTGTGAATTAATAGCTATTTCTGAATTTTTTAAAATCATATCTTCGGGGATTTTTATTGCTTTTCTAATAGTGCCCGTGCTACCGCTACTATAAAGATATAATTCAAACACATTATTTAAATCATCCGGTATTAATATATTATCAGAATCATATTTTGGAGGAATAATTAACGGTAAATTCCTATAAGACGCATGCAGAATATCGATGATAATATTCTCATCTACTGCCGATGAAATAAGTTTGTATTCATTGTTGTGGATCAAATTTAACAAATCGTTAAATGAACAATCATTAACGGCTCGTTTTGATGGAAATTTTTTAGCAATATTTAAAAAAAGATTATATAGTTTCATATGCCGCCTTAGTAAACTGGATTGTATATTTTTTTTAAATCGATAGAAGGATTCATTTGTCCTATGAAATAATTATATGAAAAAGTTATTAAACCATCGGCTTTGTTATCATCTATGTTAACAAATTTAGCTGCATACTTTTCCACATATCTAATTCCTTCTAGCCAAACATTATGATGATCAGTTCCAGAAAGATTGTTAATAAACCAAGAATCAAATTCACTATACCAATCTTTGGTTGCTTTATCGCACTGAAACCATGTGTTATCCCATGTAGTATAAATTAATGTTCTCAAAATTCTTTCATGAACTAATCTATACATATGTTTAGTCATGTTTTTATGGAACCATATAGAATAATTTATTGGGTCTTTTTCTAGCCAACGTTTAATTATATGTGCTTGTTTACATAGTATATCGCAACTGTCAGGACTCCAATAAAAAAATTCTACGGTTGAATTAACGTAATCTTTGAAATAATCTGCTATACCAACGATATTAGCAGCACGATCAGTAAATCTTAAGTAAAATTTATTATTAGAATGGATGAACGTTCGAGGTTTTTCAATCCCTAAAATAACTGCAATTTTTTTATCTTTATCAAATTTTTTCCTTACTTCGTTGAAATGGAGATAATTAAACCTAGTGACATTTAACGGATTGAGTCCTTCTTTTTTGTTTAGAATCCACGATGCATCATTGTTAGATAACCAATGTGTGAAAAGATGATCAGTAAGATCTAAGATAGTTATTTTTGTCTTTGGTGATCTATTTTTGATTTCGTTTAATCGAGGTATAGTTTGCAAATAGTGTTCTGACGCGGCATTTTCGGGATTCTTTATCTTAGGATCGAGTATTGTAAATTTACTATTACCTTTTTCCATCGTGTTGATTATTAGTTCGTCTATATGTAATCCTTGACGAATAAAACTTTCAACTATGTTATGACTGTCCGCTCCGCCACTATAGCTTATGATGATATAGTCATACATTTCTCGTAATTGTCTAGATCTTTTGTCGTACAACTGGTCTAGCGTAAAATCAGGTTCTACAGTCCAATTATATTTTTCAAATACATCATTGTTGAATATCCATTTTATATCTTTATTAGATTTCGTCCCCTCTATACAGGCTAGAATTTTAGAATCATATAGACATTTATCAATTGCATAGTATCCTAATTTGTTGTTTATCATATGGGATATTTATTAAATACTACATCTTAATCAAATATTTTATATGTATAAATTTTTTAACTGTAGATATCCCATAGTTGCGGTAGCGATGAATTCGGTATCTAATTTAAATTTGGCGTTGGCTTGTTACAACGCGGGAATAATTCCTAGTATTTCTTTTTATAACTATTATACTGATAATCTACAGATCTCTGATTATGATTTACAAAAATTCGAAGAAGATGTAAAAATTTTCGTTGAACAGACTAACAGCGGAGAATTAATAATTAGCATGAGTGCTAATCATCTTTTTGATATTAAAGTACAAAATTTAATTAAAAAATATGATTTACAGTATATAGAATTATGCCAAGATGTTAATCCCAGCACTTTTGATTCTATCAAAAAGATAAAAAATAATTTAAATTTTAGATTAATAATTAAGTGTATGTATTCAACGCCATTAATGCGCTGTGATGCAGTGATTCTTAAAGGTCCATTAGGCGCCGGAAGATCTATTCCGGATGGTGAATCTCTTATAGATATGACGATAGCTCTAAGAAAAGCACATCCAAATTTAACAATAATTGCCTCTGGGGGAATAACAAATAAATCTGATATTGAAACAGTATTATCAGCAGGAGCAGATTTAGTCGGTATAGGGAGTCTGTTCGCTGCTTCACTAGAAAGTCCTGTTAGCGATGAAACTAAAGATAAAATTGTAAATTCTACGTATAGAGATTTAACACGTATTGGTAAATTTAAACAGCAAGGTCTGTTTTTCGGATCAATAGATCAAAAAGACAATATGAATCAATCAAATGGTTTAAATATCGGAATAAAAGATCCAACATCTGGTGGCCATATCTATTTAGGTAAAGCGGTAGATGAGATAGGGGAAGTGCTTAGAGTTGAGGATATCGTAAAAAAATTAATGTTTGGTTGATTTTTATAAATCATAGGACATCGTAGATATAACTTTCAATTGACTAGGCCGGTTATCTGAATCAAAAGTTAAAAAATTATAATTTACACCATGCAGAATTTCATTTAATTGTCCTTGATGATATTTTTTAATTTTATCATCAATATAATTATCTTTATAAAACCAATATCCTACTTCTGAATAATACATACTGAATATTTTTTTAACCTGGAACACTTCAGTATTCCAATCTTTGTATAATATTTTTTTTATTGGATCTGAATGAACATTAAACACAATTTTAAGATTTTTATTACCTTGAGGATTTTCTAAACATAAATCTTTACATTGATAGATATTCTTTGATAGTAATATATTTTCTATATATTGTTTGATAAGCTGAGATTGTTTTATTACTATTTGTGGCATGTCGGGGGTATAATAAAAATATTCTACCTGCGGAACGTATTCAAAGTTTAACTCATCAAAATGACCGTACACACCGTTGATGTCTATAAAAAAACTTTCGAATTTTTTATTTTCTCGGTTGAATCTTATCCTGGGTTTATCTATACCGTAAACTATAGCGGCTTTGTTTTTGTTTTTTAAATGAGAAAAAATACTGTATTGCCAACCTGTTGCTACAGATAAGAGTACTCCACTTTGTGAAAATTTATGAAATTCATTGTTTTTTATAATTTCTAAAGTTTCGTCTATGTAATCTAATACAGTAATTTTTATTCCAGGATAATACGTGTTAACATATTTTATCAATGGATATGCAGCATGAGTATATTCAAACATGTAATTTTTAGGATCATCGTCTCTAGGATCAAAATTTTTTATATATTTTTCTATAGCCTTAATTGGAAATGAACAAATTATTTCGTCAACTTTAATATTATTTTTTAAAAAACTCATTAGCATATTTGTAGAATCTGCACCCCCACTTATAGCCAAAGCTAGATATCTATAGTTGTCTCTGAGTTGAATAGCACGTTGTTTATAGATATCATCGATAGAATCGTTTATTTCTTTTTTCCAATCGAAAGAATTATAGATTTCATCAAAAAGATGAAATCTAATCTGATTATTACAAATTTTGTTAGCGTATTTTAAACATTCAATTTTGTTAAAAAAACATTTCTGGTTCACTTGCCAGAATCCTCTTTTTTTTAACATTGATAGATTAACGGCTGTTTGATAATCATAAATCATAATTTTATTTACTAATAGACTTTGTATATAGCCACAATTTTATAGATATAAAAATCATTGTCAGGATAATAATTGAAAAAGAGATAGGTTTATCTATAAAAATCATTAGGCTTCCGTCACTTAGCATAAGCGATTTTCGAAAATATTCTTCAAATAATCTTCCGATAAGGAATCCTATTACTAAAGGTGATAAATCGCAATCTAAAAATTTTAAAATATATCCAAGTATGGCCGAAAATATTAATATATAAAATCCGAATAGGTTGTTTGATATTATATAAGCTCCGAAGAAGCAGGTTATTACTATAAAAGAGAATAGCATTTTTTGAGGAATTTTCAAAATAGATATCCATATTCCAATTAATGGTAAATTAAGTATTAATAAAAATAAATTACCTACCCACATAGAAACTATTAATCCCCAAAAAATTTCAGAATTATTTTGAACCAGAGTTGGACCAACTGCTATTCCGTTTATTATTAATACAGCTAAGATGATAGACATAGCTGGAGTAGTTGGTATTCCTAATGCCAAAGTTGGAACGAAGTTAGTCTGAGATGCGGCATTGTTAGCACTTTCCGGAGATGCCACTCCTTCTATTGCCCCTTTACCAAATTTTTCTGGAGTTTTGCTAAAATATTTTTCTGCATAATAGCTAATGTAAGATGTTACCAGCGGTCCTATTCCTGGCAAAAATCCTAAAATTGATCCTATAAAAGTTCCTCTTAATATAGGGCGAATAGATTTATTGATATCAGATCTATCTGGAT